TTTGAGTTACTCCACAAGAGAATAGGATCAGACTTCCAGCAGCAGATCCACGACCTACTCCAGTTGGAATACTGTTATCTATACAGAAATTGATAACATCCCAGACAAGAAGCAGATAATCGGTAAAGCTAAGTTCTTCTACGATCTCTAGCTCATAATTTAATCTATCAATATACTCCTTAGTAAAAGAGTTCTTTTCCTTGAGGCCATACTCGCACAGAGAGCGCAAGAATGATAGATTGGAGCAGCTAAGATCCGCGCCAATCTTATTCTTAAACTTATCTTCAATTTTAAATGAAGGAAGTCTTACTCCGTGCAATTCTAGTTTGAGATCAGAAAAATTATCGTAAAAATTCATAGGTCGATCATGTACTTCAGTTTATTCCACACCTTCAAGTTAAGCTTAAGGTCAATAATAGCGTCATGCAATCTATCATATTCATGCTCAATAGAGAACTCTTTGCCCAATGCAGTAAGATTGGTCTTAATACCTTTTCTTGGAGAATTAGCAAGTCGATATTGATATTCAGTTAAATTATCATCTTTTTTAGGCAGTTCTCCATATTTAATGCCTCTTGCGATACAATTGGTATCAATCATTTTGTCTACATAATGCCGCCAAGGCTTTCCAAACTTCTCGCATACTCCTTTGATAAGATAGACATCGAAATTGAGGACATTATGCCCAACAATTTTATATGAAGAATCTAGCCATTCAACCATTGTCTCAACAGCTATTTTAGGATCAATTCCAAGTCTTTCTAGCTTTGCAGGATCAAATCTAGTAATTTCTGCTGCACCTTTACTGATCTTAAGGTGAGTATCCCACTTGACATACATATCTTTATAGTCAGTGATTTCATTACCGACAACTTTAAGCATTGAAATCTGCCAAGGAAGATTATTACATGTATTTAAACAAAGATTAAATGTTTCCAAGTCAATAAAGACGAGTTCATCTTTATTATTAAATCGTAGTAGATGGCCGTCCATATTATTTAGAATTTAGATAGCTTTCGAAGCAAAAAGTATCGCTGCTCATGTGTTCAAGATTTGGTTTATTTAAATTTGTACGATTGTTAATACAACGAAAAGTCAAATAAGCTAAGAAGTCTTCTCTTTCATAATAAAAGACGCTTTGAGTTTTCTGAATCTCAAATTTGCCTTTAGCATAGGAATTAACTTTATCTAAAATGATATGATCAAATGGTAGAGAATTTTCTTCGGTAAAGAAGATCGGCTTAAAGAATGAAAAGTCAGGTACGCAAAGATGACCGTACAAAGAGTTATTGAATAGAAAGCTATCGTAAAATGGTATAGCGATCATCAAGTTGTCATCATAATACTCTTTTAAAATAGAGTAATCTAATCTTGGAACATAATAAAATCCTGTAGAAGAAGCAATCGTGGATAGCTTAATAAGCTTTTTATATCCAGCGTTGTTCTTCGGAAAGATGATTACCTTAGATTCTTTCTTTAAAGACGCTTCGCTTTTATCTGTAATATCTTCGATGATTGTAACGCGAAGACCAAATATGAGCTTAATACCCATGTCTTTAGCGTAGGAATAAGCCTGAATAAATCCAGAAATAGAATCTTCTACAAGAGTAATTTCTTTTAGATTATGAGTCTTAGCAATGGAGAAAATTGAAATAGGACTAGAGTCAGTAATCTCTGCGGCTTTTTCTAAAGTCAGGATAGACTTGCCAACAGAGTAATGACTCTTAAACAATGGAATGACGCTCACGAATACATCTTAGCCGACTTCAGTAGAAAGTCAACTCAAAAGTCGAAGGCATCTACGCTTTTCTTAGGTTTTGTATGAGCAGGGCATCCATCGTACTGCTTTATTTTTTTTGTATAGCCTTCTGGAAGTTTTGACGGAAGGTTATCTAAGAAATAGGTTTTCTTTAAAACTCCATTCTCGTCATAAACTTCATAATATTTAAATGGATTATAATACGGGCAAACCCAAGTTTTACCAGCTTTACATAGCCACTTCTTTTCTTCAGAGTTCGCGGCAAAATTTGAAACAGCAGTTTTTGCGCTGAATTCAGAAGCTACTTTATAAATATACTCAAGATATCTTTCATATCCATTTAGTTGCTCTTCTGTAATTTCAACTTCTTGAACAGGCTGTTTTGGAAATCTAAGAAATATGAAATGAGCAACTACCCTTTTGATTTTGCCAGATAGTTCTTTAAATTTATTAGATTTCTTGGTAGCTAGAGTATAAGTCAAAGCTTGAATATTAGCTGTTAATTCATCGTCTTTGAATTTAGCTTTGCTGCTCTTATAATCTACAATTTTAAATAAGCCATCTTTTGGATAGTATCCATTTTTATCGATAAAGCCTTTAATTTTATATTTTGGACTTTCGCTATCAATTAAAAATTCTTGTTCAGCTTCTCCAAGTTTCGCATTTTCTAAATAGAAATCTTGTCCGAGGCCGACAACAATCATTTTATCAACCATCTCGTAATTCTCATTCGTATAAATATCAAGCTTTTTCATATGCTTGATAACTAGTTTATCTATAGCTTTACTAGCTTTAATAGACGCACGTTTTTGAATTTTAATGAAATGGCTTTTATGCCTCTTGTTTAAAAGAAGTTCAAACACTAAGTGGCAAACAGTTCCGCGATTTGCACCATCATTAGACTTATCAGGAAGCTTAAGGTGATAATTGCACCAGTAAGTCCAAGAACAAGTCTCCAGAGTTTTGATTCTGGAAGCTGATAGTATTAAATCTCTTTTTTCCACTTAGTTATTTCTTCGACATTCATTTCTCCAAAGTCCTTTTTGGATGGTAAATTTATGACGATTTGGTTGCGATCAAAGAATTTAGTTAGTTTTTCGTAACCCTTTTCAGCCGCATTGTTTCCAGCAAATTTATTCTCAGAGTCGTTGTTAAAACATATTCTAATCGTTGTTACATCTAATTTCAATAAAAAGTTGATTATTGAAGTGGATATATCAAGACCAAAAGATACAATTACATTTTTGACGCCAGCAGAATATAAAGATAACGCATCTCCAATACTTTCAACAATCAGCACTTCTTTTGTTTCTTTAATTATTTTAGCATTCTTTTTAGCTGGAAATACCCAAGTAGATTTGCTGCCAATGTGCTTCCATTTTGGAGCATCTTTTCTACTTAGAATATCTCTTCCAGAAAACCCTACGATTTGATCTACGCTGTTAAAGATAGGAAAAACATATCGCCCAGCCATTTTTCCAGACGTTGCAACTCCGCCTTCGAATTCGACGAGAATATCTTCTGGAACGCCTCTTTGAATCCAATAAGAATGATCTTTCTTAAGTTTAAGAAGCATATCTTTTTCATATACTTTTTGAGTAACGAGTTTAGGTTTTGCTTCTTCTCTACGTTCTAAAGATATATTCTTGTTAGAAATCCAAGTCTTTACTTCTTCTACATTTTTAAGATTTAGCGATAGCTTAATTAAGTCTTCGATAGATCCAGTAATTCCTTTGCTAAAATCAATAAATCGCCCAGAATCTTTCTTAACTGAAAGAACTGTATTATTGTCTGAATCCCTATAAATAGGGCGCATTCGATATTCTTTTGGGCCTTCTGAAATATTAGAATAACCCAAATCAATTAGGATTTCTTTAACATTCATAGAGTTCCGCTATCTTCTTTTTCTTGATCTTTCAATTCAAACTGTTCATTTTCAATCTTAACGATATCGTCAAGAGATCCTTTTTCTTCTACATTAAAACTATTAACATTGAAGTTGAGGAAGTTATTTTGATAAGATATTTCTCCTTGCTCGTTTCTGCGTTTTACAAGGTCATGATGACCGGCAGCGTCTTTGCCTTGAAATCTTGTCTTGATAGGAACAAGTTTGTGAGTTCCAAAGTTTTCGCCATCAACAGCAATCTCGTCAACAGTCTTACGACGAAAGATTGCAACGAATGACGCGAACCATTGAAGACGATCAGATAGAGCGATTGCAGAGCTATCGTCAACAACTGCTGCGCCTTTACGGTTGAAGTTCTCGCCGCTTCGATTCATTTGCATCGCGGTAATAATTGGACAGCTAATTTCTTCAGACAGTCTTTTTAGCTTGTCAATTTTTTCACCAATGACTTGATGTTCAGCCCAATTTTGACCGATCTTTTCTCCAGTTAGCTTTACATAGTCGTAAGCTACGATGCATTGATTGCCGCGCCCAACTTCCTTATAATACCAACGCTTTACCAAAGAGCAGATTTCATCAATATTTTTACTTCCAACTCTATAGTGATAATACTTATAATCTACTACTTTCTTCAACGCTTCTCTGACTTTCTTTGTCATTTCAGCATTTCTACGCCAATTTCCAGTTTCTACATACCACATTGGAACGCCAGATACAGAAGAAATCATGCGGAACTGCATTTCTTCAGCACTCATTTCAGTGTCCAAAATGAGAGCTTTAACGTTATTCTTTAGAGAAGTCTTTAAACAGATATCATTAATCCAAGTAGTTTTACCTTGACCGGGGCGAGATACAATCGCATAGATGTTGCCGGGACGAAGACCTCCATAAAGACGATTGAATTCTGGATATGGAGTTACAAGACCAGTATCATCTTTAATATTATTGCCACGTTCCTCTACTTTTTCAGCAATAGTTTCAAACAGATTGCATGGTTTTTCATCTATTTCAATACTAGATACTTTATCTGCATATATCTTATCGCAACTAAGAATAAAATCATTTAATGACTCTTCTCCTAGTTTTTGAGCAGTGTTTTTAATCTTCTCGCCAGTGTAATACATTTCACGACGAACCCGTAGCTTGATAAGCTCTTTCGCCGCTTCAATTGTAGCTTTTTCATTTAATTGCGCGAAAGTGATACTTTCTACATAATCAAATATATTAATTTCATCTTTAAATGCTACGCCAAGATCTTTAATCTTCTGAGCGACGAGAACTTTATCAATCTCTTGCTTATTTAAATAAAGATTCTTGCACACCAGAAAGATCGTCGAATGAACTTCATTATAGAAGTCTTTTTCTGAAACGAAATTTACAAGTTCGCAAAGAATATCTTTATTTTTAAAGATGCCAGCAATAACGTGTTTTTCTACTTGTAGTGAATAAATTGTCATATTTCGATACCGAACTTATTGAAAATAAAATCTGCTGAAAGTTCTTTCATATCTCCCTGCTCAAGCTCAATGAATTTATAATTATTTTTCATGAGCCATTCATATTTTTCATAATCCCTACGGATCGAAGAAAGATATTTAGCGCGAGAATTTTGATGAAAGAATTTATTAAAAGAGGTATGCTGTGCGCCATTCACCTCTACGGCTATCTTACGGGTAGCGTTGAGAAAGTCAACCTTCATTCTGCTTCCGTACACAGGAAACTCCTCATAAACGATATGATGCTTCCAGTGTTGAAGCAAAAATTGTTTAACTTCAAACTGAATATTTGACCGAGATTTTTTATCCCAGTCTATTCTATATTTGCTGACGTTCTTGCTAACAAGCTTTCCAGATAATGAAAATAATCTCATTTCTTGAAAACTCGGATGAATTTTTCAAATAGATAAGATGTTAGCTTTTGGTCTTCTTCAAGAAGCTTTCGGAAGTTTTCCATTCCCTGAATCTGCTTGGGAACAGTAAATCCATTTTCAGAAAGCTCCTTCAATAGATCGTCGCATACAGTAATCCAAGCGGTCTTGGCTTCGATCATTTCCCAAGCCTTTAACTGCTCAATAACCTCATATTCTACCCAAATACTATTTCCATTATCGCGGCCATACTTAATAGGATACTTAACTTCTACGCCAGTCTTCTCATTAGGAGTCTTTCGAAACATAATCTTACACCAATGCCCAATCGGAGTCTTATTATCAGGTCCGCCGAAGATAATGTCCTTCTGAAAACGCTGTTGGAACTCAAGAATCCAATCAGAATAATGCAGCGCAGCATTTCCACCACTCGCATTAGTGACCTTTGGGTCTCCCTTTTCATAAGGATTGATCTTGATAGTCGAGCGAACCTGAGAAATCAAAAAGCAGATATGTCCCTTTGTAGAGAAATAATTAGCCATCTTTCTCAAGAAGTTAGAGGTAAGAAGTGCGCCACCAGCGGTTCTATCAGCTTCACTTGCACCCTTTTCCATATCGTTTCTTGGCACAAGAGAATCCAATGAATCAATGACGAACATATAATAATGATCATCAGGATTTAATTTTGTAACATCCCTGATCATATCAATGACGAATTCAAAATCATTCGTGGGAATGACTTTCCAACGCTTTGGATCAGTGTCAACACCAGATCGGGAAATGATCTCTTTAGACAATCGTCCTTCAGCTTTAATATAAACTACAACTCCATTATCAGGATGAA